GACGTGACGCAATTTTTCGGGAGCCTGTTCTTCGCTAACGGTGCGTAGCGGCAGGTCCTGTTGGCGTGGGTCGCGGCGTGTCAGATTGCCCTCAGGCGTCAGGAAGAACAGTGATGTGCCGCGGGACAAGATCGGTTCCTTCGCTTTGACGTCGGCCTTGATGGTCATCTGGCCGCTGCCATCGGGCTTATACGTCAGCTTGATGTTCAGCTCTCCGCCCTTACCGGTCAGGCGGATAGCATCGACCAGGCTGTGCTGGGTTTCGCTGAGTTCATCGAGCAGACCTCCGGCCTCGATATCCCGTAGCGTGTCGATGAAGGGGCGTGCTTTGCTCATGTGCTGTGCCTCATGGAATGGATGTTGTGTGCCCCTGGCCGGCAGGGGGCACCGTTGAATCAGGCCGCTTGCTTTGCCGCTTGGGCGTCTAGGTAGGTGGCCAGGTCGTGCAGGTAAACAACTGCTGTGCCTTTGTTTCCTGCTCCGCCTAGGCGCGTGACTTTCAATTCGATTCGGCCAGCGCTGATGCGGCGGAGCAGATATCGATCACTAGATATGTGAGAGAAGTAGCGCTCACGGATGGCTGATAGCGTTGGGCATGGTGTCGCCCATTCCTTTCGCAATTGGTCGATGGTGTTGCTCACGCGGCGTCCTCCCCGAACCCCTCCGTAGGGGGCAGCAACTTGAGGCGGATCAATTCGGCGAGACCTTCTTTGCTTTTGCCCTTTGCTGCAGCGCAGATTTGGCCCTTGTCGTCAGCCACAACGGCGCCGAATGGATATTCGGGCGAGTTTGTAGGGGTGACGTAGGCCACCTGACTCTCTTGAATCACGCTGTTGACGCAGCGGAACACTTCAGCCAGTTCCACGGTGCGGCATGGGATGCTGTCCAGCAGATCAATGGCTTCGCTCGCTGCGCCGATGAGCGTTGCACGGCTGACCACGCCCGGACTGTCCAAATAGATCGGAATCAGTCGAAGGGCACCGAGTGCTTGGGTGTAGGCATTGAAGTAGTTGGTTGTCATGCTGCGGCGTCCTTGTTCGTGATGGTTATTCCAAGCTTTTTGGCCAGCCAATCAATCCCTTCCTCTTTCACCATGACCACGGCGTAGTGAACGGGTTTGCCGATCGTTGGATTCCAGCGGACGCGGGGGTCTGAATACAGGTAACCCCGGTCACGGTATTGGCTGGCAAGGTCACCACTGCTATTGAAAATGCCCAATTCCCGCAGCCTGGTACGGAACGCGCGGGGTTTGAGGCCGAGTACTGCGGCGGTTTGGTCCAGGGTGCGGTTCATCTGGCGTTCCTCAGGCTGCGAGCAGTTTTTGAGCGTTGCTCAGCAGTGCTTCCGCCTCGGCCAGCATCTGCTGTATTTGAGCTGCGGTACCCGGTTGCTCTGTTGGCGACTTAGGCTCTGCCGATTCAATGCGCCCGTTCGCGATGTCCTGGATGAAATCCCGCAGATGCAGATGATTCGCGCGATCGGAACGCTTGAGTGTCAATTCGCCGGTGTAGCCGCCGAAGTCCACGCTAATAACTGCGCTGTCATCGGTGAGCTCCACTTCAAAGCTTGCATGGATGGTTTGCTCTGGTCGCTGAAGAGGGCATACGGCTGCGCCGCCAACCTGGAGCATGTGATGTAACAGCTCTTGTTTTGCGAGAGGGATGAGGTAGCTGTTCATGCGGCATCACCTCCGAACGGCCAGGTGCTGACATCCGCTGCATCGGTATCGACAGGCTGGACGGCCTCGGTGCGGCCTTTGGGGTTGGCGATCACTAGGAGCCCGGTACGGTGCTGGATGGCCTCGACGGCAGCGCGGCTACTGCATGCAGAAGGGTGTAGGTAGACCGGGCAGCGGCTGTTGCTGTGCTGTGTGGTTTGCATGTCTCGTACTCTTTGGTGAGAGGGGTACGAGGCAAACTATACGAATACTCATAATATCAGTCAATGCGAATTTGCATAGATGGTCGCGCAGGTGTAAAAAAACCCGCTCAGTGGCGGGTCTTACATTAAAGGCGGGGATTCTTGAAATGAGCTGAGGCTCGTGCTGGTTAACCGACCCCGCCGCCTCTCCATATCACGCGCCCCAGGAATGGCATTTCATGAATTGCCTCTTCTGTCGCTGGCTCATCTGGATTGGCAGCTTTATCAGCGTTGTCGCTTCGAATGACCCAGCTGCCGGAGAGCTGCTGAGTTAACCTTTTAATGCTGTTGCCGCCGTCCGGCCTGCGTATTACGTAGACTTGCTTGTCTCTCGGCTCTGTCTGCGACGTATCGAAAAGTACAACGTCCCCATCAAAAATGTATGGCTCCATGCTGTCGCCTTCGGCGTAAATGACATACAGATTTTCAGGTTTCGCTTTCATGCGCTGTAACCAGTCACGCTTAAAAGCGAGGCCTTCGGTCGTTTGGACATGCTCATTGAGGTAGCCATGTCCGCACGAACCTTTAGCTGTGAATTGTGGAATCAACGCGTAATCCTTTGCGCTAGGCGAGCCATCTCTTGCCGGTTCGGATTCACTGCCGAAAAGAAGCCAGTCCGGGGTAACGCCAAGTGGCCGCGAAAGAGCTTCCAGCGTTGATTTCCTTGGGCTTGAGCTTTCGCCGGACAAAATTCGGTTGATAGTAGGTTGTGGTACCGAGGACCTGCGACTTAGCTGGCTCTCGTTCAATCCGAGTTCGCGCATCTTGGTTCGAAGACGCTCTGCAATTTCCACCGGCCCACCATACGTTTTTGAATTATGCGAATTGTATTGCTTCGAGTTATCCGTTTTCGTATGATTTGCTATGAGAAAGCTCATGGGAACAGAGTCATGACAATTCAAGAGATGCTTACCTACCTGGCGGTTCGGGGTTACTCCCAGAAGGCGATCGCCGATAAGGTCGGTTCAACACAGCCGACTATTCATCGTGCCAGTAAGGGGGCGGGTATTTCTTACGAGACGGGAAAGGCCATTGAGTGCCTTTACCTTCTCGAAAAAGAAGCAGCTGATCGAGAGTCAGCGCTTTAAAGGGTGCCGGGCTGGGGCCTCTCACCATAAGAATCCCCCAGCTCAGCGGTGGCGATACGCAGCACACACCATAACGCCACTTGAAACACCGGCCTGAAACCTCTCACCAAAGAAACTCAGGCCGGAAGTAACGAAATACACGTACATGCAAGTCGCTACATAGCGCGTCGGCCCAGGACCTCTCACCATAAGAATCCCCTGGGCCGACTGGAACGATGAACCGTGCTGCACAGCACGATTCGCACAGCACATCGGTCGTGGTCGTAGAATAGAGCGAGTTTGGTTCTACGGCCACACCGTAAACAGGGGATTTACGGTTATGAGTCGCACAGATCTTTTGCCGGGCGCAGGCCCGGTCCTTTCGCTACGCAAAGCCCTTTACCGGGCAGGCCATGATTATCGGGGCGGTGTGACTGCTCTGGCACTGGACATGGTCATCGATTACGACACCCTCCAGAAGAAGCTAAAGCACGACGAAGAGCGCCGGTGGCTTGATCCTGATGAGCTGGAAGAGGTAATTCGCCTGACAGCCAATCCCTTGGTGCTGGACGCCCTAATGCGTCCCGCTGGTATGGTCTGGTACAAGCCGGAAGCGGCGGCGCCGACCAAGGAAGCGTTGCTGGCGGTCAGCAAGGTGTTGCACCAGACTGGCCTGTTTGTTTCTAGCATGCACGAAGGTGCTGCCGACAACATCTGGGAGCCGCACGAAGTTGAATGCTTGGAGAAGCACGGCGCCGACGTAATCCGCGCGGTGTTGGGCATCATGGCCGGGGCCAGGGAAGCGATGGAGGCCCGCCGGGATGACTGACGTTATCGATATCGCCAATGATCAGGCCGAGTACTTCCTACAGGTGGCGTTGGATCGACGTCCGCGCCCGGCGAGCGCTGTCAGCGCGCAATTCTGTGAGGATTGCGACGAACCTATCCCGTTACTTCGTCAACAGACGATCCAGGGTTGTGCTACCTGCGTCAGTTGCCAGGGGTTGCGGGAGCGGCGCAGATGAGTGATCACGACAATCGATTGCCTACTGCTGATTGGGCTCAGTTCTACATCGATACATTCGGTTTGGCCCTAGTCCCGATAGAACCCGGTGAAAAGGGTCCGAAGGGAAAGGGGTGGAACAAACCGGGTGGCTACTTCACGGAGTCGGCGAAAGCTGCTCTGTTCTGGGAAAAGAAACCCCGGCACAACCTCGGCGTCGTTTTGGGGCCGAGCCGAGTCTGTTCTCTGGATGTTGATGATGTCCAGTGGGCTCGGCACGTGCTGTATGACCAGCTGGGAATTGATCTTGATGCTATGGCTTTGGTGTTTCCAACCGTAGTTGGCAACCCGGCGCGCTTTCGCATCATGTTCCGCGTCCCTGACGGCGTTGAGTTGAGCCGCCATTCACTTGCGTGGCCCAATGAAAAAGACCCTGACGGCTCGATCCACAAGGCTCTGATCGCCAAGGCTAAAGCGGCCAAGGACGCTGGAGATGCGTTAGGTGAAGCGGAAGCGCAGGCCGAGGCAGATGAGTATCAGCGCATCACCGTGTTCGAATTGCGGGGTGGGCTGGTGCAAGACGTGTTGCCGCCATCTATTCACCCAGGCACTGGCAAACCCTACACCTGGCGCACACCGCCGAGCTCTGTTGATGGCTTGCCGGTACTTGCGCCTGAGTTGCTGAATATCTGGAACAACTGGGACATCTTCAAGCGCGACGCTGAGGCCGCCTGTCCGTGGGCACCCAAACCGAAGAACCCTCCGGCGAAAGTCATCAAGCGTCCGCCACCTGCAGCAGGCAAGCCGTCGGTTATTGATGAATTCAATCGCAGCCACGACGTTGAAGAGCTGTTGCGGGCGCACGACTACATCAAGCGCGGCGGTAAGTGGCTGTATCCGCACAGCAGCACCGGGATGCCAGGCGTAACGGTCAGCGAAGGCAAAGTTTACTCACACCACGGCGCCGATCCGCTCGCGAACGGACATCAGAATGACGCCTTTGAAGTTTTCTGTTTGCTCGAGCACGGCGGCGACCAGTCGAAGGCCGTGAAAGACGCTGCGCGCATGTTGGGTATGCAGCATGCATCGCGTCCTGATCCACGTGATCTTCCCCCGACCCCATCCGGTGATATGAGCGAGCCGAGCTGTGCGAACGACGACCTCAGCGAGGCCGCTCCGGCTCCTGAAGGGGGTGCGGGGGGCGCGTTGACGCTTGATCAGTTACTTCGTCGCTTTGCGTTGGTCGAGGGCACCACACAAGTGTGGGACTGCGACCAGTCCAAAGTGATGAAGAAGGCTGCGTTTGAAGCGCGAGTAGGCAAGCCTCTCGCCAAGGCGTGGCTGGATGACATGCGAAAGCGGTTAATTGCTGATGATCACGTTCGCGACATCGAGCAGGCGCGCCGGATGTCGGGCAAGAAGGGTGGTGCGTTCGGGATGCCGCCGACTGAGCGTTACGTCTACATCGATGGCACGAAAGACGTTTGGGATCGCGAGAAGAAGCGGCGTGTTGCCGAAGGTGCGGTGAAAATGGCCCTGGGTGACGCTTACGCGCTGTGGTTGAACAGCAGGGAGCGGCGCACTGTGGATGTGGACCACATCGTCTTTGATCCGACCATGACCAAGGATCCGGCGGTGTACATCAATACCTTTGATGGTCTGCCGTTGGAGCCAGTCAGAGACGATGCGGCCTGTGCGAACCTGCGGTGGCTAATTTCGTTCCTCTGCAACCATGATGAAGATGCAGCACGCTGGTTAACTCGCTGGCTGGCCTATCCGCTGCAGCACCTGGGCGCGAAGATGGATACCGCGGTGCTGATGCATTCCAGCATGGAGGGCTCGGGTAAAAGTCTGTTCTTCGCCGATACCTTGGGCAAGCTTTATGGCCAGTACGCCGCGACAGTTGGTCAGACCCAATTGGAAAGCAATTTCAACGCCTGGCAAAGCCGCAAGTTGTGGGCAGTGTTCGAAGAGGTTGTGAGCCGCGATCAGCGTTACAACCAGGTGGGCAAGATCAAACACCTTGTCACGGGCAAAACGGTGCGGATGGAATCGAAGTTCATCAATGGCTGGGAAGAAGCCAACCATATGAACGCGGTGTTCTTGAGTAACGAGATTATGCCGTGGCCCATCAGCGACAGCGATCGCCGAATGCTGGTGGTTTGGCCCATGGAGACGTTGTCGGTCCAGCGCCAGAAAGCCATTGGACAGGAGTTGGAGCAGGGCGGCGTTGCAGCCCTGTACGGCTGGCTGTTGTCGATTGATTTAGGCGACTTCAATCAGCGCTCACGCCCGCCATCAACGGACGCCCGTGAACGGCTGGTGGCCTTGAGCAGGGCCGGTTGGCAGACGTTTCTGCACCTGTGGAAATACAGCGAACTGGGTCAGGGGCTCTGGGGGCCGTGTTTGTCGACGGACCTTTACTCGCTGTTCCTGGAGTGGTGTCAGCGCAACAAAGAACACGTGATGAGTCAGACGAAGTTCTCACTGTTCATCAACTCCGAAGTGGAAAAGACGCGATCGATCCCTTGGACCGATGGCAGTAATCGCAAGTTTGGCGCGTTCTTCTTTCCCGTCGACCAGGATGCTTCCCCACCCCCATCACTGAAAGCGGCCGAGCTGGGTGCGATGGTCGTCAGTTGGCGAGCGAAAGCGAAGCTGGCGGGTTGGAATGTGGACAACTGGGACCACATCAAGGCGGCTGCCGCATGAGTACGCCCAAAAGTGTGTTGGGTGTGTCGAGTGTGTGTCGGGTTGGTTTTGGCTACCCAACACAGGTTCAGTCCTTTATTTACGCGGGTTTCCGGCTGTTGTGTTGGGTGTGTTGGGTTTGGTGTCGCGTGCGCGCATGCGTGGCGTTATTTGCATTGAAAGCCATGGACAGATTTTTTTCTTATGCGAGGACAGAAGAACCCAACAAACCCAACACACACAACTCAAAGTTTCTAAAGGTATTGATTTTAAAGGGATTTATCTGTGTTGGGTTTGTGTCGGGTTGCGGGTTTTCTGTGTTGGGTTCGGTTTTTCAGGGGGAAGGGCGATGATCGAGGAAATTGAAGAGCTGATGCAGCATTGGGCCCGCCAGCACTGCCAGGTTGGCGACGGCGCCGGGTTAGGCAGTCCGATGGCGACAATCATGCAGTGGGGCGGCAGCGCGCCGCGTGGTACGCCTGGATCGCGCGACCTGTTGATGGCAGCGGGTGGCGGAATGGATCATGTAGCAACTGAAGTCGCTGCGTCACTGGCGCAACTTGAGCGGCAGTCAGCAAAAGGGGCTCAGCTCGCGACCCTGGCTCGCAATCGCTACTTGCCACAACCAGCGTATTCAGTTCGATCTCAATTGCAGTTGCTGGGGCTTCGTGAGGACGCTGATAGGACCTACCGGAATTGGGTTCATCGCCTGCATCAACAGGTGCAGCTGATCCTCACGGTTCGCAGTGCTACGACCCGGGGACTTGATCGACGTAGTGGTGCGCCTGAAACCAACCTGACCCGAGCCTCAACGACCAAGCGAGCCCAAGCCTGCTAACTACCGTTCGTCGGGGTACTTTGTCGTTTTGTGGTCGTATTGAGGTTGTATTCATGTCGTTTGCTGACCTACCGAAAATGACCGCTTTTCGGTTTTTCCGGACAGGGGTAAAAAGTCCCCACGATATGAAATTTGCGCCTTGGCGCTGACCTCGCACGTGCTGTGCTGCTTTACCCGGCCCTCCCTACGCCGGTCACCCAACCCCGCTTCGGCGGGGTTTTTTATTCCTTTGCCGAGGAGGCAACGCATGTCGACTGAACAGGAGGTGCAGCAGTCGCTGGCCGATCTTCCTACCTGGCTATTGATCCTTGTGGCACTGGCGGGATTAACGGGTGAGATGTGGCGCGCTGATGCGGCAGGGATGGCGGTACCGGTGTTGATCAAGCGGGTGCTGCTGCGCTTCGGCGCTTCGGCGGTGTTTGGTCTGGCGACAGTGATGCTTATCACGGCGCTGGGCTGGAGCCTGATGACAGCGGCTGCGATAGGTAGCGTTGTTGCTTGCCTCGGTGCCGATGTTGCCAGCGGCTTGTACGCACGTTGGCTGGCGAAAAAGGCTGGGATCTGCGAGGTGCCGCCGGGTAGTCAGCATGAGCAGTGATCGGCGGGGCAGCAGCACTGAACGGGGTTATGGGTACAAGTGGCAAAAGTCTCGCGATGGCCATCTGCGTGAACATCCCTATTGCACTATGTGCTCGACGGATCAAAGGCCGGTAGCCGCTGCCATCGTTGACCACAAGATTGCGCCCAAGCTGAAGGACGCCAAGGACAGTGGTGATCCGGTTCGCATCAAGGCTGCATGGAAGTTGTTCTGGAACCCAAAGAACTGGGCGAGCCTGTGCAAGTTCTGCCACGACTCTACCAAGCAGCGGATGGAGAGGAGCGGCCGGCTCCCTGGGTGCGGCGCTGACGGCAAGCCGACCGATCCGGGCCACCACTGGAACCGGTGACCAGCCGCCTCCGGCGCACCAAAAAAATGCACCACCCTGAGGGTAGGGGGGGTGAAAAACTTCGTTCGGACTTCCTTCTAGACCGCTCGCCCCCCTCTCTTCGCAAAGTCGGGAAAAATGAGGGGAGGGGGGTATTCAATAGGCAGGGGTATTTATGGCCGGAAACGGAAACTCGGGTCGCCCTGGAAAACCAGCGGTGCTCAAACTTTTGCAGGGCAATCGGGGACGGGAAAATCTCGATGACCTGCTGGCCGAGGCCACTTCGCCGGCGGTCCCCGTCGGGGCGCCGCCAATGCCAGACGTCCTTTCGACGGAGGCGATCGCTGAATGGGAACAGCTGGTTCCCGCATTGATCGCGCTCGGCATCGTTTCGAACCTGGATTCGATGGCGCTGGCGACTTATTGCCAGGCCGCGGCGGATTGGCGGCGCTACCAGCGGCTGATCACCAAGCGCAACGCTGCATCCGATGACGAATTGGGTGGCGATATCCAGACCTTCAAAACGGGTGCGCAGCAAATGCACGTCCTCCGCCAGCTGGCGAACGACGCCGAAAAGCGCGCCAACGCCGCCGGCGCTCAGTTTGGCCTGTCGCCCATGTCCCGGCGCAATCTGAAAACCACGCCGGCACCGCAAGGTGAGCTATTCCCCAATGACCAACGAGACGCCGCAGACAAATACTTCAGTTGACGATCGCGTCACCGCCTTTGCCCACGACGTACTGGCCGGCGAAATTGTCGCCGGTCCTAATGTTCGAAACGCATGTAAACGTCATCTGAGTGACCTCGAACACGGGCCGGCTCGCGGTTTGGTTTGGGATCTGGAAAAAGCCAAACGTGCGATCGGCTTTTTCGAAGATGTGCTTTGCCTCAATGGCGGTGATTACGAAGGCATGCCGTTCCTGCTCGCTCCCTGGCAAGCCTTTGTTGTCGGAAGTTTGTTTGGTTGGATGACCGTTGACGGTTATCGCCGCTTCCGACTGGGCTACATCGAGACAGGCAAGGGCTCTGGCAAAAGTCCACTGGTTGGTGGGATCGGTCTTTACGGGTTGGTTGCCGACGGTGAGCAGCGCGCTGAAATCTATGCGGCGGCCACCAAACGCGATCAGGCGATGATCTTGTTTCGCGATGCCGTGTCGATGGTGGACATGTCGAAAAAACTTCGCTCCCGACTCGTGCAGTCGGGGCGCGACGAAAAAGTCTGGAACCTGTTCTATCCGAGCACCAATTCCTTCTTCAGGCCGATCAGTGCCGACGAAGGCAAGTCTGGCCCACGGCCGCACATTGGGCTGCTCGATGAGGTGCATGAGCACAAAAGCGCGGCCACGGTGAACATGATGCGCGCCGGTACCAAGAACCGACGCAAGGCCATGGTGGTGATGATCACCAATAGTGGCTCCGACAAGAAGACGGTCTGCGGCCAGTACCACGATCTGGGCGTTCGGATCTGTGCGGCGATCGAAGACGACGACAGTTTTTTTGCGTTCATCTGCTCGCTGGATGAAGGCGACGACCCGTTCAAAGATGAAGCCTGCTGGGCCAAGGTCAACCCCTCGCTCGACTACATCGCCGAAGGGCAAAGCGACGGTATCCCAGGCCGCAAGTACCTGCGTGAGCAGGTCCAGTCGGCACGAGGGTTGCCGGCCCAGGAGTCGGTGGTGCGCCGCCTCAACTTCTGCGAGTGGACGCAAGCCGATGCCCCGTGGATTTCTTGGGGCGTTTGGAAGCAAGCCGAAGAGCGCGTGCCAATGCGGCTCCTGCGCAATCGCCGCTGTGTCGGCGGGCTCGATCTGGCCAGTACCACGGACTTGACCGCATTCGTCCTGATCTTCTGGCCCGCCCCTCACGATCCGCACTGGCGGCTGCTGCCGTACTTCTGGATCCCGGACGACGATCTGCAGGGGCGCGAGGATCGCGACAAGGTGCCCTACGCCATGTGGGTTAAAGATGGGCATCTTGAAACGACACCGGGCCGGGCCATCAGCAAGCTGCATGTGTTGCGTCGGCTGGTCACGATCTGCGCGTACTTCGATGTAGAGCGCATCGCTTATGACCGATGGCGCATTGAAGACCTGTTGCAGCTGATGTCCGAGTACGACATCTCGCTGCCGGAAATGGTGGGCTTCGGCCAGGGCTACAAGGACATGGGGCCGGCGGTGGATGAGTTTGAACGCCGCCTGCTGGGCTTGGCTCCTGAGCAGGACGTGATCGATCTTGATCCCTCTGACTGGGAAGTAATCGAAAGCGAGACAGTTGAAACCCTACGGCACGACGGCAACCCGGTAATGACCTGGTGCGCCGGCAACGCGGTGATCGTTTCCGATCCAGCCAACAACCGAAAGGCCGACAAGGCCAAGGCAACCGGGCGGATCGACGGCATCGTCGCATCCATCATGGCCGTCGGCATCAGCAGCAAGGCTGCTGGGCCGAGTGGCAAATCCATCTACGACGAAGGGGCAGGGATATGAAATTGAGCGTCCTGTCATGGGTGGCTGGGCTGCTGGGCTTCGGCCTGCTGGTGTACGGCGTGGCAATGATTAGCACGGCGGCCGCCTGCATCGTTGCCGGCGTTGGCCTGATGTCATGGTCATTCCTTGCCGATCGCGCATCCGCTGCACTCAAAGCCAAATCCAAACCGCAAGGAGGTTGAGCATGTTCTTTTCAAGCGTGCTCGGCGAAGGGCGCGGAAATCTCACGGAAACGGGCGGCGGCTTTTGGCGCGGGCTTCTGGGTGGTGGTCGTAACAGTGCGGGCGTGAAGGTCACACCTGAATCAGCGCTGGGCCTGCCGATCCTGCAAAACTGCGTCACGCTGCTGGCCGAGACCATGGGGCAATTGCCTTGTGAAATGTACCGACGGTTGGACAAGGGGCAGCGCGAAGCGGCCATTAATCATCCGGCGTATGACGTCCTTCGGTACCAGCCGAACGGGTTTCAGACTCCTTATGAATATAGGGAATGCACGCAAGGCGCTGCCGGACTGCGGGGCAACGCATACAGCTTCATTGATCGGCGGGACGACGGTAACGTCGCAGCGCTCTGGCCTTTGTGCAACGACAAGGTTCAGGTGCTGAAGGGCGGCGACATGCTGCCGTATTACCGGATCAGCGGCGGTGAAGCACTGCCGATGCGCATGATCCACCATGTTCGGTGGTTCAGCACCAACCATTATGTCGGGCTGTCACCGATAGAGGTTCACGCTGAGTCGCTGGGCCTGGCCCAGGCGGTGAGGCAGTACACCGGCAAAAGCTTCGCTAACGGCGTGACCGTTTCAGGTGTGATCGAGCGTCCGCGAGAAGCACCGGCGATCAAGGATCAAAGCAGCATCGACAAGATCGTCGATCAGTGGGGCCAGAAGTTTGGCGGCATGGACAACGCCAAGAAGGTTGCTCTGCTGCAAGAGGGTATGACCTTTAAGCCCGTCTCCATGAACAACGTGGATGCCGAGGTGCTGGGTATTCTCAAAACCACCGGTACCGACATAGCCCGGATCTACAAGATCCCGCTGCCCATGGTTAACGATCTGGAGAAATCCAACTACAACACCCTCGAGCAACTGATGATTCAGTTCGTGGTGTTCGCCCTGTTGCCTTGGGTCAAGCGCCATGAGCAGTCGATGATGCGCGACTTTCTGTTGCCCGCTGACCGGCGCGAGTACTTCATCGAATTCAACTTGTCCGGACTGTTGCGCGGTGATCAGAAGAGTCGTTATGAGGCTTACGCCATCGGGCGCCAGTGGGGCTGGCTCAGCGTCAACGACATCCGCCGGCTGGAAAACATGCCTCCGGTACCGGGCGGCGATATCTACCTGCAACCGCTGAACATGGTGGACGCCGGTAAGGGTGCCGCTGACTTGACCAACCCCAACGTGCGCGCGCAACTCGAGCTGCAGCACGCT